GTCTCACAACCAAATACAGGATCATCATGGGAAATATCTATATCTAATTCTAATACAAATATATTGTTAAGAGAAAAAGACAATGGAATTAAACCAGATAATTCAGTTTTTTATATTGATACTTTAAAGAGTGTAAAATATTTAGAGATGATATTCTCACCTAAATCATTATCTTCTGGGTACTTGTTTTATAATAAAGTGGGTGGGGTAGAATCTTATATCTCTTGGATATCTAATGGAACAATAACTAAAAACAACATATCCAACCTGTATATAAATGGACAAGATGTAACATCTCAAACTAATATATCTGACTATCTATATATTGATGAGCCTAATTATATCCTAATTAAGACATTATCTGAAATGTCAGGACAAATTTGGATAAATGGCAAGCAGGATGAAGGTAATAGATCTGGAGTATTAGATGACAATATGTACCAGAATATAGCTATATATGAATCTAGCTCAATTGACCATTTAAAACATTATAATTTATATGTAGGGAAAGACATTATTGAGGCAAATGATTCTGTCATTGAAATAACAGAAGAGGCTGTAAAAACCTATTCTAGAGACAGAGTATTGTTAAATAACCTATAGTTTTGTCATATCGATTGACAAAAAGCTGGACTTGAGGCACTGAAAGTGGTAAAATAATTACCTATGGAAATTAAAAAGACAGGCGCTAGATTTAAAGAAAATGAAACCAGGCTTGGGGTATATGTCTGGGAGATGCCAGACGGAAGATGGATAGGCGATGATGAAGGAAATTTCTTATCTATAAACTCAATGCGTGGTGACAGAGGAAGAATAGATTTATTGGCCAAGGCGGTAAGAGGCTATGGAATTTATGAGGGCAATCCAAAATTTTTAGAGGGCAGCAGGCAAATTGATGATGAAGAATTTGAGTATCAAAAACAAAGATTAAGATGGGGGCTTACCCCAGATCCATTAGATATCGGCGTATACAAAGACGAAATGGCTAAATTAAGGAAGGGCAAAAAATGATTGAGTATGTAGAAGACACACCATCAAATGATGTAGAAATATCTAATGCTGCGGATTGGGTTAGATTTAATTCTACAATAACTCAGAAAAATGATGATCCATTTTCTTTAGAAGGTGAAGAGTTATTAAAGCTTTCTGGACTTAGCCCAGCATTGCGTAGGAAGGCAAGTCGAGATATACAGAAAAAGTTTGTTGGATCTGAAGGTACTGGAACACAACAATTATTAATTCAGCAGGCGGTAAGCGGGTATGCTTTATTTGATCTCGTAATGCCAGAATATAATTTAGATTATTTGTCTACAATATACGAAATTTCCCCATATAATTATGCAGCAATTAATGCTAAGGTTTCTAATATTGTAGGATTAGGTTTTGACTTTATTGAGTCAAGAAAAACTACAGACATGTTAGATTCAATTGATGATGAAAAACAATTAGAAAGAGCTCGTAGAAAATTAAATAGAATTAAACAAGATTTACATGAATGGCTTGAAGATTGCAATGAAGAAGAAACATTTAAAGAAACTCTTATAAAGTTCTACACTGACGTAGAAGCCACTGGTAATGGCTATCTAGAGGTCGGTAGAACGACTTCTGGGAAGATTGGGTACATCGGACACATACCATCAAAAACAATGCGTGTAAGGCGCCTCAGAGACGGTTTTGTGCAGCTTCTATATGGTAAGGCTGTATTCTTCCGTAATTTCGGAGATACAGAGACTCCTAATCCAGTAGCGGGTGCAACTGATCGTCCTAATGAAATTATTCATTTAAAGAAATATACGCCTAAAAATAATTATTATGGAATTCCAGATATTATTGCAGCACAAAATGCAATGGCTGGAAATGAATTTGCAGGAAAATATAATTTAGATTATTTTGAGAATAAGGCAGTGCCTCGTTATATTATTACTGTCAAAGGCGCTAAATTATCTCCAGAATCTGAGCGTAAATTATTAGAGTTTTTCCAAGTAGGACTTCGTGGTAAAAATCATAGATCATTATATATTCCACTTCCCCCAGACTCTCCAGACTCTAAAACTGAATTTAAAATGGAGCCAATTGAGGCGGGCGCACAAGAATCATCATTTAATGTTTATCGTCAAGCAAATAGAGATGAAATATTAATGGCCCATAGAGTTCCAATTAATAAAGTTGGAACGGCTACTGGAATATCTCTTGCAAATGCCCGTGATGCAGATAAAACATTTAAAGAGCAAGTATGTGCTCCAGCACAGGATATTCTTGAAAAGAAATTAAATAAAATTATTCAGGAAATGACGGATGCTTTAGTTCTTAAATTTAATGAATTAAGTTTGACTGATGAAGATACTCAGTCTAAGATTGATGAAAGATATTTGAGACTACAAGTAATTACCCCTAATGAAATTAGAGTTAGAAAGGGCATGGTCCCAAGAGAAGGTGGCGATGAGGTAGTAGATTTAGCTGCCAAGGCTGCTGAAATTAAAGCTCAGGCAATGCAAAGCAGGGCAAGGGACGGAGAACGTGCCGCAAATTCTCCAGATAATTCAGGGGAAGGCAGAAATGCAAAAGGCGACGGTAGACAAGTTGAGTAGTCCTACTCGACTAGTTATTTGCCTTTAGATATATAAAAGCCTATAATATACACATATGACCATTGAAAAATCACATTGGTCTTCAAATGGAAACGCTATTAATTTATCGGTTCCGTTTACGAAGGTCAACCGAGAAAAAAGAACAGTCTCAGGGTTCGCAACACTAGATAACCTTGATCAGACTGGTGATGTGGTCACGCAGGAAGCAAGCATGAAAGCATTTGAAAGCTTCCGTGGAAATCTTAGAGAAATGCATCAGCCAATGGCTGTTGGCAAAGTTGCATCTTTTAGACCAGAAACATATTATGATCCAAAAACAAAAGAATTTTATAACGGAGTATATGTTGATGCATATATTTCAAAAGGCGCACAAGATACTTGGGAAAAAGTTCTTGATGGTACACTAACAGGATTTTCAATCGGCGGAAAAATTATAGACTCAGATACAGAAGTAAATAAGTCTACAGGGCAAAGCGTCAGATTTATTAAAGATTACTCACTTGTTGAATTATCAATAGTAGATTCTCCAGCAAATGAATTATGCAACATATTGTCAATTGAAAAAGTCAATGGTCAAATGATTTTCAAAGGCATTGCTGCAGATGTCAAAATGGAAAATATTTTTTATTGTGCAGACAGTGATTCTGTATTTATGTCAACAGAATCTGAGTATATTTCACCAGTTACAGGTAAGAAGACAGAACTTATCGGATGGGTGGAATCAAATGACGTTAACAAGTCAAAAGAAATAGATAGAATTCTTGATTCGTATAAATCAAGATTGCAAACGTTGCCTGATACACATATTGCAAAACAGGCAAACGCAGAAGGAGGTAATGAAGTGGAAAACGTAGAAATTACAAATACAGAAGAAACTGTTGAAAAGTTACGTGCCCCAGAAGCAGTTGTTGCTGAAGAGGCTCCAGTAATTGAAACACCAGCAGTTGAAGAAGTAGAACAATCTACAGAAACCAATACTTCTGCCGAAGTTCTGGAACAGGCAGCCGATGTATCAGAAAATCAGACAGATCCTGATTTTGTAAAGATGTTAGGCGACCTTAAGGGATTCTTCTCAGAGACTTTGGAAAAAGCCTCTGAGGCAAACGCTGCTCAGGTTTCAACTATTAAAGAAACAGTTGAAACTTTTAGCAAGAGCGTTGATACTCGAATTTCAGAATTAGCAGAAAAACATACAGCACTCTCAGAAGCAGTAAATGCAATTAAAAACACTATTGAAGGTGTTGAGAAGAGAGTAGACGCAGTCGAATCAGAGACTGCAATTAAGAAGTCCTCTGACCTTGGCGGGTCACAGGAAGTAACAATAAAAAAATCAAAATGGAACGGCACTTTCCTCGGTTCCGTTAGTGAATTGATAAAATAAGGGTAGGTGAAAATAACTAATGAGTAATGAACTATTAGCTAAAGCAGCTGCAGCAGATACAACCCTAACAGGTAGTATGACTGGAGCAGCTAACCCCACCGATGGAATCCATGTCGGTTCCGAGGGTAAGGGTGGCTTGCTCAATCCTGAGCAGTCCGCAAGATTCCTTGATTACATGTTCGACGCAACAGTAGTCGGAAAATTAGCACGTACAGTTCGCATGCGAGCTGATACTACAGAGATAGATCGTATTGGCGTTGGCACAAAGCTTATGAAGCTTGCCGCTGAAGCTGAGAATACTGGCACAAATTCTGCCGTACAATTCTCAAAGATCTCTCTCACAACAAAGAAGCTTCGTTTAGATTGGGAGCTTTCGACAGAGTCTCTAGAAGACAATATTGAAGGTGCCGATCTCGAAGACCATATTGCAAGACTTATGGCAACACAGGCAGGTAACGACCTTGAGGACGTAGTCCTTAATGGTGACACTACAAAGTCAGATGACAATTTATACAAGGCTTTCGACGGCATTGTAAAGATTGCTAAGGCTAACGGCCACGTTGTTGATGCAGACGGTGATTTAATTGACCGTTCTGTATTTAATAACGCACTTAAGGCTATGCCACGTAAGTACAAGCAGCGCAGACCAGATCTTCGCTTCTTGTCAGGATCTAACTTGATCCAAGACTATCTATATTCTACATCTCAGAATATATCAAACCATAACCCACAAGATATTGCAGCAAGCATTATCCGTGGCGATACGGCAGGTCTTGGTGGTCCAGCTGGATTCACAGCGCCATTTGCATTTGGTATTCCAATTGTTGAAGTACCATTGTTGAAGGAAGATCAAGCAGGAGGCGCCCCAGGAGAACTCCGTGGCGACATCCACTTGACATTCCCAAATAACGTAGTTATCGGTATTAAGCGTGACGTGACAGTTTATCGCTTCTTCTGGCCGAAGAAGGACTCCATCGAATATACAATG